CCTGCCTCACTAGAAGGCCTACAGCATCACCCTTGACCTCGCAGGCCAGGCACTTGAAATAGTAGTCGTTGTGCCAGGCAGACGCATGCGCGTCATCGTGGAAGGGGCACCGCAGCTTGGAGCTGTATGGTGGTACCTCGACACCGAAGTGCCCCTCCAGCACGGGAACAATCAGGAACCTAGCGGAGGCTGGCAATGGGCTCAGTCCAAGCGTTCGTACGGCCCTGCTCAAGGTCTTCAGGGTCGTCAGTGACCCACGCAACAGATCCGTAGATAGCAAGAACGTACACCGCGACTTCTTCGCCTATCACGCCCATCTCCCGCCACTGGCCAGATTCGACAGGCCCTCTCTTCTTGGTGAAGGTTACTTCCACGTCCCACTCGTTCAGACCGAACGCCTCTTCCGGCTCTGGTACAGAGCCAAACAAATTCCAGTGCGGGAATTCGTAACCCTGATCGAGAACGATCCGCTGGGGGTTCTTAAACGTCTTCTTCTCAGTCATCCTCTTCGCCCTCCACGAAATCCTCAAGGAACATTGTGATGATCGCCCTACCAATGGGCTTGCGAGGTGTCTTGATCACCAGCGCAGGTACGGGACGTTGTTCCATGCCTCGGGCGCGTGCGTACTGCTCTGCCTGCTTCCTGGCGTCTTCGAGTCTTGCTCCCAGTGAAGCTGAGGTATTGGCGTCCCGATTGGCTTTGAGCTGTAGGATGAACTCTGAGTCGCCAAGAACAACGTCTCCCTCATCAGGGACAGTTCGTGCAATGCGCGATGCAATCTGGCCTCTGCCTCGCGGAGAATCAACAACGTCCGTGTCAAAATCGGTCCCTCGCCGCTTGTTGGCATTGGCCACTACTCCAGCTCCTCTAGCGTGGCAATCGTCGGATCAATCAGGAACTGGATACTGCTGTATCCAGTAGCATCGGCGAAGCCGTTGCGATTCTTCACAGGTGCAATGTAAAATGTGTTGCCATCGTATGCTGTAGTCAACACCAGCACCGCAAACTTGTCCACCTTCTGCAAGAGTGCCTTCTTGCCCTGTGTCGGATTACCCGACTCGTTCTCACTGGTGTGGTGGGCGATGATGATGCAAGAGCCGGTTTCCCGAGCCAGCTTGTCCAAGTATTTGACAATAGACTCTAGGGAACCCCCTCCATCCTCATAGTAGTCCACCTTGAGCAGGATATCAACCACCACCAGGTGGGGCTGCTCACCCCACAGCTCCTCAAAGGCCATCATCTCCTCCTCGATGTCCTCCAAGGAGGGCGAGGGATCAAAGGACCAGCGCACCCAGTCCATGTCCGACAGCTTCTGTGAGGCCCACTCAGGGTCTTTCAGAGCCTTCACGCGCATGATGTGACTGTCCTGCTTGGTGCGCCTTGAAAGGAACCGTGAGATGGTGTCCATCTCGTTCGTGTCATTGCTGATGTAAAGGGTGGGGATCTTCAGATCATCCACCAACTGGCCGAGAAACATGGACTTCATGGACCCGCTGAGCCCTGCCACGATGGCAGTGCTGCCACGGTAGAAGTGGATCCCTCGATCCTTGAAGGATCGGAAGACATCAGGAAGGGGCTCACCGTTCGTGAGCCCCCGTCTAACTGCTCTCGCAAGCTTGAATGACAAGCTTACTTCTCCGCCCAGGAGCCATCCTTGTTGTGCCAGAAGGTCTTAGCGTAGCACTTGGGCACAGGGCACGCAACGCGTGCAGAGATGGTGGTACCATCACGCTTGGTGAAGGGCTCCACGTACACCAGGTCGCAGTTGTGCACCGGGCAGGTGCCCGAGGGAATGTCCCCAGCAGGGGCGCTGGCGGCCTGCGGAGCAGGCTTGGACCACCCACCCGTAGAAGCCGCTGCGGGCGGCTTAGCGAAGCTCTGAGAGCCCCCGAAGGCCTTGGCGAACTCCTTAGCCTTGCGGGCTGTCAGGTCCATCAGCTCCGTGTACTCGTCACTGTTCAACTGCGCAATAGCATCCGCAACGTCTGTTGCGTGCAGCACGATCCAGGGCACTTCGAAACCGGCACCCGCCTTGCTGGTAACCACCACACCGTCGCGGTCTGGTTTGCCGGTGTGCTCGACAACCGGCGGCTTGTCCTCCCACGGGTCGGGGGACCCGTCAACCTTCTTCGTAACCAATTTGCTCTCCGTGTCTTGGGTTGAGACGGTCATAGCTTCTTGTAGCAGTTGTATCGCCAGAGGCGAGGTAGCAAGCTCTTGCAACTCCGCAAGTGCCACAGTTCTTTCCTCGGTTTGGGAGGAAAACTCCGGACTCAAGCCCATCGTACCACTCCTTCGCCAGCTTATCAACAGTGGCTAGTGTCCAGTTGGACACGTCCATCTCGTAAAACTCATCGTCCTTGAACATGTAGTTGTAGGCCTGCACAGTCACAGGTACACGCAGATCTACAGCCACACTGCGGCTAATGTAGTCTCGAAGCAGAGCTGAGTAGATGCCTAGCTGCTGGTCGGAGTCAGGTCGTGTACTCCCGGTCTTGAGATCTACGATCTCAAACAGGTTTCCTATCCTGCTCACTCGGTCGATATACGCCTTGACCTTGATCCCAGAGGGCAGCGTGGTAGAAACATCTAGCTCCACCCACTTCCAGGTTTGCACCCGGTCAGCCCACTGCTTCACATACTTGGAACCCTGCTTCAGCCAGTGCTCGTAGCCCTGCGCTCGCGCACCATAGCCTGCCTTGCGCCATTCGTTGTGGTCCGGGTGTGTCTGTTCTGCCTTGACTACCTCGTCCTGGAAAGCCTTGTAAAAAGCCAACTCGGGGGCATCGTCCCATTCACCCTTGTCCAGCCACTCTGTGGCTGTATGCACCGCACTCCCACCGAGAAGCCACCACGAGGGAACCTCCTCGACGCCCAGCTTCTTCAGCTCGAAGGCCTTGCCACAGCGGATGTAGGAGCTGATGGCTGAATGGCTGGTGTGCTTCGGTATTTGAAATTCAATCATCTATCTCCTGGATTTTTCCGGCTCGCTTGCTGTAATGGAACAGGGTCCCACCGAAGATTCCCACAGACCCAGAATCCCTGGCTGCTTGCAGACAAGCCTCACGCACAGGGCACTGTGGGCAGAACTTACGCCACTCGGCGTCCGGCTTACGATACTCCCTCTCGGGGTAGTGCGCCTCTGTAAAGAATACCGAGGGATCAGCGTCTGCGCAAGCCGCTTGCTCAACCCACACAGGCTGCTCGTTGAACCAGCCATGGAGCACTGTGGGACTGCTGTTGGTCTTGACCCCCGACATGCGCGGGGGTTGGTGGAGGTAAACGATCTGGTCCTCCGTGAGGCCCTTGTAGAACCACTCCCGGTACCGGCCCTCATGCAGCAGCGTCTCGCTGCGTGTCTCGTAGGGGTCAACTATGTTCTCGTTCTGGGGGCTGCTCATGTCCAAACACTACCACGGTGTGTCAAGCCCCGGGCAGTATCATGATAAGTCGGACATCCTTGATGTCCTGTACGACCACCAGGAGTTCGGGTGGACAGCCACAGGGGGGCTGTGTATACTTGGCTCTTAGAGGGGTTGATGAGGGAGCCTGTGGAGGCTCCCTACGTACTGTACCACATAGGTGAGAAGGCTACCTAGGCGGTAGCCTTAAGTATACCGCAGGGGCGCGTGAGGCGCCCCCTTGACACACCATGCTAGGGTGGAGCCATGAGACACCTTGCCGGTGGCAGTATCCGGGTCCCCGAGGACCAGAAGGACCTGGCCACCTTCCACGAATGGCTGGATCGGCAACACACAGTTGCCGTGGACACCGAGACGACCGGGCTGGATATCTATGCGGATGACCATCGTTGCAGGCTGATTGCTGTAGCCACGCCAGCAGAGGCGTGGGTGATCCCAGTGGAGGATCACAGGAACTTCCCCTACGGGATCGTGGGGCGCCTGTCAACCAAGCGCCTCATCATGCATAACGCCAGTTATGATATCCAGGTGTTCGCCAGGCACTACGGCAACGAGTACACCAAACAGATGATCGTGAAGCTGTGGTTGTGCACCAGGGACACCAAGATCCTGGCCCATCAGATAGACCCCCGTGGTCGTGATGAGGGTGGAATCGGTCAGTCCCTGGACGAGCTAGTCAAGCACTACATGCCCGAATACCAGAAGCTCGGAGAGGATCTGAGAAGTGAGTACCAGCGACTCAGACAAGAAGGCGAAGTCCCAAAGTCTTCCAAAGCTGCGGACATGTGGCGACTCCTGCCAATTGACAACGAACTCTACAACGTCTACGCAGGAACAGACGCCATCCTCACAGCCCGACTCTTCACAGAGTTCCGGAGGCGGGTAGCCGTCAACAGCCAGTTGACCAAGGATGACCACAAGGTGGCGATGATCGCCACCCTCATGGACGCCAAGGGCTTCCTGCTTGATGTGGGCTACACCCAAAAGCTCGCTGATAGCCTCTTTGAGGAAGAGGAGCGCCAGAAGGATATCGCGTGGGGGTTCGGGCTAGAGAACATCAACTCCACCGATCAGGTGTATCACGCGCTCACCAAGCGCGGGATAGAGATCACAGAGACCACACCCAAGGGTAACCCCAAGGTTGACAAGAATTTGTTTGCGTTACATGCATCAGATCCCCTAGTTTACGCAATCGTCGCGGGGAAGAAGGCGGGCAAGTGGCGGACGACGTGGGTAGAGAAGTTCCTTTCCGCCGCTGACGGCAATGGGAGAGTTCACCCGTCTACGAATACCTTGCGTGCCCGAACTGCACGTTTCTCTATCACGGGTATTCCCGCACAGACACTGCCATCCTCCGATTCGTTGGTACGGTCGTGCTTCGTGAGTGACCCGAACGAGGTGACAGTGGGCGTTGACTACGCCAACCAAGAGCTGCGCTTCGCAGCAGCCAAGGCACCAGATGCCCGCATGATTCAGGCTTTCCGGAATGGGGAGAACCTGCACATGATCACAGCATCGGTGGCATTCCCAGGCATGGATGTGTCCAAGGGCACCAAGTACTACGATCTGGGCAAGATGGGGAACTTCGCCGTAGGCTACGGTGCCGGTGTTTCAGGACTGGTCCGCCAGGGTATGACACACGAACAGGCCGTGGCTGTCCGCAGCGGCATCAAGAGTGCCTACAAGGGCCTGACAGGCCTCTCTGAGCGCCTCCAACA